GTGGCGGCGGCGGTGGCGGTGGAGGAACTTCAGGTGGCATTGGCGTAGGTGCAGGAGGCTCAGGCGGTGGAACTGCTGGCGGTTCAAGTGCAGATGCGACTAATGCAGCGGCTAACACAGGCTCAGGTGGCGGAGGCGGTGGCGTTAATTCTGGTGACACAATCGGCTACGCAGCTGGTAACGGCGGCTCTGGAATAGTAATTATTCGATACCCAGACTCTTACCCAGACCTTTCTACTATTGGTGGTGGGTTGACTTACGCAAAGACAACTATTACAGGCTTCAAGGTTTATACCTTTACTGCTGGAACAGGATCGGTAACTGTCTAATGGCTCATTACGCTTTCCTTGATGATAATAACTACGTTGTTGAAGTAATCACAGGCAAGGATGAAACCGAACTTATTGACGGTTTGACTCCTGAGGAATGGTACGGAAACTTTCGTGGTCAAAAGTGTGTACGCACTTCTTATAACGGCAATATCCGTTACAACTATGCTGGTCTGGGATATACCTATGATCCTATTGACGATGCTTTTATTGCTCCAGTACCTTGCGAGCATCCAGAGTTATTTTTGAACGACAAGAAGAAGTGGGAGTGTGCAACTTGTGAAGCCCTTGCTATGCAAAGCTGGTCAACAACTTAGGGAGCAGTTCGATGATACCTTCCCTGATCGTGATAGACGTTCCGATGGATGGATTGGCGACACACGCCATTCAGCGCGCCCTAGTGACCACAACCCTGATAAGGCAACAGGGATGGTTAGAGCAATCGATGTGGATAGAGACGTGTTTGGTACTGCCAAGCCCGACCTCATGCCCGATATTGCGGATCAGATTCGACTCGCAGCCAAGGCAGGAGACAAGCGCATCTCATACATTATCTTCAATGGAAAGATTGCCAGCTCTAAGAAGGGTTGGCGCTGGCGTACTTACGATGGCATTAATAAGCACGATCATCATTGCCATATCAGCTTCACTCCAAAGGGCGACACAGATTCTACGTTCTTTAATATCCCGCTATTAGGAGGCAAGTAAATGGAAGCAATCATCATCGGTGGACTTGGCTTAATGGCTATCCCTGCACTCCGCGCAGCCATCAAGGCGTACCGCGCTAAGAAGGCAATCGCTGACGTTGTAGTCGATGCAGTAGAAGCCGCAGTCGATGCCGTCGACAAGAAGTGAGTCCACAGGATTGGGCTGCGATTGTAGCCATCTGCGCGACGGTTCTAACTGGTACGGCTGCACTCTTACGATTTGTAGTGTTGCACTATCTAGCGGAACTCAAGCCTAATTCAGGTTCGTCAATGAATGACCGTCTAGTGCGTGTCGAAGCAATGCTAGAGGTTCTACTCAAGGGAAAATAATGCTATGGCACGTAAGAAGGCGATTGACCTAGATACCTATAACGAGCTAGACGCATGGGCTATATCTCTGCAAGAGATGTATAAAGCCCTTCGCCGAGCAGGGTTCGCAGTTGATTTATGTCTTGCAATCATCACAGACCCACAGGCTTATCCCGACTGGATTCTGCCTAGTCTGCCAAACAAAATCGACCCGCTGCCATACGAGGACGACGACGAGGATTAAATGAAGAAGATCGTAATCCTGAGTGACCTACAAGTACCCTTCGAGGATGTACACGTTACTCAGAACATTGCACGATTCTTAAAGACGTTTAAGCCAGACCAGACAGTAACCATTGGTGACGAGATTGACTTTCAGACTATTAGCAAATGGTCTGCCGGTACTCCCGAGGAGTATTCACAGAGCCTAGGAGACGACCGAGACAGGTGCGTTGACCTTCTCTGGGAGTTAGGCGTTACAGACTGTATCCGCTCTAACCATACAGATCGTCTCTATAACGTAATCATGCGCAAGATTCCCTCTTTCCTATCTTTGCCTGAGCTGCGCTTTGAGAAGTTCATGAAGTTCGATGAACTAGGCATTACCTTCCATAAGACTCCCATGACCCTTGCGCCTAACTGGGTGGCAGTTCATGGCGACCATACCCCTATAAAGCCACAGGGGGGCTTATCAGCCCTTGAGGCGGCTCGTAGGCATGGTAAGAACATAATCTCAGGACATACTCACAGGGCAGGGCGTTCGAGCTTTACAGAGGCTTCTGGGGGGCGTGTAGGGCGTATCCTGCATGGCGTAGAGGTTGGCAATCTTATGGACTTTAGGCAAGCCAGCTATACCAAGGGTTCAGCTAACTGGCAACAGGCTTTTGCGATCATGTATGTAAAGGGCAAGAATGTCCAGGTAGACCTAATTTACATCGAGAAGGATGGCACATTTACAGTTCAGGGCAAAGTATATGGCAGACCAAGGAATCGCTAATCCCTACTTTGAGGATGAAGATGTGTCTACAATCGTTATCAAATCGTAATCATCTAAGTTAAATCCCATTCTTCTCATTCGCTTCCTTGAGCTTCCAGCCCATAGATTTGAGCTCTCTTAGAATCTGCTCATTCTGATACACGATTACTTCTTGGTAAGCATCTCGGGCAAGTGCCGCTTCTTTCAATGCTTCTAATTCATCCCACTTAAACATAAAGGTCATTCTCCTGTGTGTGTAGTTGTCCAGCTATAGCCATGTAAGCGGCTCCGTCGATGTAGTTATCGACCTTTCCTGTTTCCATGCTTCTTGCGAGCTTGACCAATGCCATACAACTTGCGACCTGATAGTCAGTAATTGGCATTTCGAGGAATGAACTCCAGAGTGCGGCAGTTCTTTGCATATTGTCTGATGGGTGACCGTAGTCCATACCACGATCTTGAATGATTGCTTTCGCTTCTGTGAGGAAATCACCCGCGTTCATCGACTAACCTGCTGGAGTGATTCATAGTGCTTACGGACTGCCTTGCGACCCTTGACATATCCATCGTGATAGCCAGAGTAGCGACCTAGTGCAAAAGCTAGGATACATACCCCTAGCGTGATTAACTGAGCTATAGTCATTATGCCACCGCCCCTTCTAGGGTAGGTAGCGCATCGAAGCGCCATGAGTTAGTTGTTGATAGGTGCTTAATGATGCGGTGGCATGGGCCACACACATCGTGCTCGATGAGGTCAGCGCCGACATAGATGCCGACAGTCTGATCGTAGTTTTTTGATTGTGCGCAAACTGCGCAGATGATTGTTGTTGAAGCTAATGTTGATACTGACATTTTATGCCCTTCCGTAGTCCGTATCTCGGCTACAGGAAGAACTTTACCTGACCGCTACCTTGTGTCTAGTATATTTTGGTAACGGTTTGATAACGATTTGTGCTACATCTTCGTCCTCAAAGTAAGGGTTAGCGATTCCTTGGTCTGCCATATACCTTACCCTGAACTGTGAATGTGCCATCCTTCTCGATGTAGATAAGGTCAACCTGCACATTCTTACCCTTGATATACATGATTGCGAAAGCCTGTTGCCAGTTGGCAGTTCCCTTTGTGTAGCTGGCTTGCTTAAAGTCCATAAGATTGCCAACCTCTACGCCATGCAGGACGCGCCCTAAACGCCCCCCAGAAGCCTCTGTGAAGCTCGAACGCCCTGCTCTGTGAGTATGACCCGAGATTATGTTCTTCCCATGCCTACGAGCCGCCTCAAGGGCTGATAAGCCCCCCTGTGGCTTGATAGGGGTATGGTCACCGTGGACTGCCACCCAGTTAGGCGCAAGAGTTAAGGGAGTCTTGTGAAAGGTTATGCCTAGCTCATCAAACTTCATGAACTTCTCGAAGCGTAGCTCTGGCAAGGATAGGAAGCTAGGAACTTTCTTCATGATCGTATGATAAAGGCGGTCAGTATGGTTCGAGCGGATGCAATCTGTTACGCCCAGCTCCCAGAGAAGGTCAACGCATCGGTCGCGGTCTGCCGCTAAGGTCTGCTCGTAAGCTAATGGAGTGCCTTCCGACCACTTGCTAATCGTCTGGAAATCAATCTCATCACCGATGGTTACTGTCTGGTCTGGCTTAAAAGTCTTGAGGAATCGTACGACATTCTGTACGACATGAACATCCTCGAAAGGTACTTGCAGGTCTGACAGAATCACGATCTTCTTCATCTAGTCCTCGTCATCCTCATAGGGGTCAGGCTCTAGCGTGTTGGGTAACTTAGGCAGAATCCAATCAGGATAAGCAGAAGGCTCAACGATTATGGCTAAGGCAATATCAACAGGCATACCCGCTTTTCTTAATGCGCGGTACATCTCCTGTAGAGAAATTGCCCACGCATCTAGAGCGTTATAGGTATCTAAGTCAATTGCCTTCTTCCGAGCCATAGCTTTATTCTCCCCTAGATACCAGCAATTCGTATATCTTGTCAACGCGTGTTTCTAATCTTTTAATTTCGTCACGCATACTTGAGCCTGAGTTGGGTTTAAGTTCTGCTAGGTAATGAAGAATCACGAATCTCAGGAGAGCAGCTACACCACCCAGAACCGTCACTATTGCTACTGCAATAGCAGCGTAGTCCTGAAGGTTCACTTCTTGTTATCGATAGCATCTACTGCCGCTTCGATGGCATCTACGGCTACATCAGCGAGAGCCTTCTTAGATCGGTATGACTTGATAGCGGCACGAATAGCAGGAATTGCCATAAGTCCGAGTGCTCCAAGAATTACTGCTTCCATTTATTCTGCTCCTAACATCGGGATATTAAAGAATGAACTATCTGTGTCGCCCTTTGTAGTGAAGCTAATATGGCAATGCTTGTTATGCGGATTGCTTCCCTTATACTTGCGCCAGCGCCAGCCCATGCGAGAGCTTGCAATCCTTCCCTCGAAGATGACATAGGCAATTCGCTTGTCGCCAGCTTTGGCCGCGAGTCGAATCTGGTCAGCAATATCGGGCATGAGGTCGGGCTTGGCTGAACCAGACACATCTCTATCCACATCGATTGCTCTAACCACCCCTGTTTTTGCATCAGGATTGTGGTCGCTAGGACGCGCTGAATGGCGTGTGTCGCCAATCCATCCATCGGAACTGCGATCTCTATTAGGGAAGGTATCATCGAACTGCTCCCTTAACTGTTGCCCTGCTTTACAAAGCGTAGGCTTCATGAGCAATCGCCTCACATTCTGAACATTCCCAACGCTTTTGAGAATTAAGTAATAAAGATTCATGACCGCACTCTGGCATTGGAGCGATAAAGGCATCATCTATTGGATCATAGGTGAAACCGACTCCTGCATAGTTATAGCGGATAGTGCCGTTATAGCTTGTGCGGATACATGTCTGACCGCGAAAGTTTCCGTACCATTGCTCAGGAGTTAAACCTTCGATAAGTTCTGTTTCGTCAACGCCTGTAATAACTTCTGTGACGATATTAGATTCATCTAAGAACGCGTAATGTGCCATTATGACCAGCTCACATTTCCTGTGCCAGCGGTGATTGTTGTAACCTTGAAACCACCTGATGTGGCAGTTGATCCAGTTAATCCAGCACCAATAGTAATTGTTCGAGAATCTGGATATTTTAGAATAACCACGCCAGAGCCACCGTTACCGCCAGCTCCGCCATTACCAGAACCACCACCGCCGCCACCGCCAAGGTTAGCAGTTCCGTTAGTTCCATTCTGAGTTCCAGATGTTCCGCCACCGTTACCACCACCACCTGCACCACCTGTGCCAGGAGTTTGTGAATGTGATTGATAGCATCCACCGCCACCGCCACCTGCATAAGTTACAGATGTTCCAGTAATTGAATTGGCAGTTCCACCGCCACCTACTCCGCCTATGCCAGAAGTACCAGTACCACCAGCGCCACCGCCAGCAGAAGCACCGCCACCGCCAGACGCGCAATAAGAGAAAGTTCCACCTGTATAAGAGCCACCATTACCGCCGAAACCTTCTGATGGTGAATATCCGCCAGCGTTTCCTGTTCCGCCAGTTAGTGTGCAAGTTGTATTATTTGGGCCACCAGCGCCACCGCCTGAACCACCAGAGTTACCGTTTGATTGATAACCTCTTGAACCGCCACCGCCTGAAGATGATGTCGTGTTAAAAGTAGAAGGTGAGCCATTAGCTGCAGTAGAAGGAGAACCAGTCTGTGAAGCCCCAGCTCCAACGGTTACTGAGTAATTAACTCCTAAGCTAGTTGTAAAACTAGTGATAGACCGATAACCACCAGCACCGCCACCGCCGCCTTGATCGTAACCACCAGCTCCGCCACCAGCTACGACAAGATAATCTGTAGAGAAAACTGGTGGAGTTGGGATTCCAAAGAGAGAGATTGCATTGTTAAGCATTAGCCAATAGCTCCGACTACATACCATGTGTCGGTTGCAACCTTGACGCATGCCGCCATTTTGTATTGTCCAAGAGTAGGGGATGCTGCAGTTGCACCTGCTGAAAGGATTGTAGTGGTTGCAGGAGTAGTCGCGCTGATTGTGCAAGTTCCTGCGCCCTTGTTAAGAATGTTAAGAACTGTGCCAATAGGGAAGGCTACTGAGGCATTGGTAGGAATCTTGTAGGCAATAGCAGTTGCTTTGTTCATGCTATCGAGTACCTGATATGAGTCAGCTAGTACCGCGGTATAGTCAGCGGTAATGTCTGCCTGAACGTCAAAGGTCACTAGACCGTTATACATAGCCGCGGTGAGGATGTCACCTGTTGCTGATGGGAAGCCAGTTGCCATTGTTTATTTCTCCTAGTAAGTCATCGCGGATATACCAATTATACCGCGTTCCGAGCTTCCAATGACATATCCGTCAGTAATCGGCTCAAGTGTTGTAACAGTTACATCCATAGAGTTAGGGCTGATTTTCCAAGATAAGCCCTGAACCTGCAGGGTCTTAACGATGGTAGAGCCGCCTTCTCCTACATTGGTAATTCTTAGATTCTGGAAATAGTCCAGAGCAATCATTGTGTCGGTTGGTACATCTGGGTCTAGTAGGTCAACCGTCATGGCATCGATACGGATTGTAGTTTCAGCTCTGGTGGCTACATAGGTTCTAGCGATGTTAAGGGCGCTGGCATCTGTGTCCACTACTAGATCGGTGGCTGAATACTGGTGAGGAAAGTAGCGCTCTACGCTGGTGGCGTTCTGAGCAAACTGAGCCGTACCGCCTACGCGGGTAATACTGGATGTATTTATAATCAGCTTATCATCGAACGCGTACACGAGATTTTTATAGGGTATACCTGTAGTCTGATTAAATTCTATAGGAGTGCCAGAGATAGATGACACGACTTGGTTGCGTGACTTAAACACGGCAGTACCAGAACCATCAATATAGAACGCGCCCTGCTCTGAGAACTCTACATTCTTGAGGGCATTAAGAGATGTGCGAAGGGTAGCTGGGTCAGCTTGGCATAGGCTCTCACCTGTTGCCACGGTACGCATATTGGATGGGAAGCCTACCTGATCTAGTATCTTGCCAATACGAGTTCCTGTGCTCTGCCCTGCTCCTGAGTCTGCCACAGTCTGCACCTGAGCTAAGTTAAATAGCTTAAAGGCATCTGAACAGTAAATATCTACATAGCCCACTTCCTGCCCTTGAGGGAAGGTATAGCGGTACTCTGTTGTGTAGCCTGAAAATAGGAAGGCATCTCTAGTTGCCGTAGTTGCTGAGATGCGAAGCTTGCGAAGCGGCACTAGATAAGGGTAGTAAGGGCTAGAAGTGTTCTGTGGGTTCCATGCGCCATCTGGGTCAAGAACTCGTACGACTGCATCGCCCGCTACATAAGTGTCGCTAAGGATATTGCGCCCACGATTGATGGTGATGTTACGGACATTGGGAGTTAGATCAACGATAGGGATAGGAATTGTAGAAGCAGCTAACTGGCTGACTCCGATGATTCCATATTTATCATCACCGATAGTAAATGGGTAGCCGAATGTAGCGCCTGAGCTAAAGTCGAAGCTAACCGCTATATTGGCTGGTAGGGTCACGAAAAGCTTCCGAGCCTGTTTATGATTGGGTTGTTACCTTGTAGCCCTTGATTCTGTACGACTGATGCGATTTCTCTGCCATCAATCTGAATGACAATAGGCTGAGATGAACCCATGCCGCCGTATAGTCTGCGAGCCTCATCTGCGGTTCTGGTGCTGGCATTAACTGAACCTAGAGTGTTAAACGCATTAGCTGGCATGGCGTTGCTAGAAGGTACTGTTGTAACAGGTGCAGGAGATACCCCACCGCCTGTTGTCGGGATTGTTGATCCAGTTACAGTTGCAAGGTTCTTGGTGAAAGTCTTGAGCCATTCATCCCAGCCAGCGAAAGGATTAGGAGCATCAGGAATGGTATTGATAAAATCTTTAAGCTTGCCAGTCTTATCAATCGAATCAGCTAGTTGGTCAGCTAACTTCTTTGCTTGGTCTGTGTTGCCAGTTAGCAAGGCAAGCTGAAGCTTTACACGAAGTTCTTCTTCTTTAGTCAGCTTGCCCTGTAATGCGGCTACGAGCTGAATCTGCTCAAGGTCAAAGAGAGCTGACTGCTTCTTAGTTAGGGCTTGGCGCTTGAGCTCTGCAGTCTGCTTCTTGAGAAGGGCTTCCTGAGCCTTGACTACCTTTAGGCGGTCTTGTTCTAGCTTCTTTGCCTTAGCTGCATCTGCATCGAATAAAGTAACATTAGTGCGACCAGTAACATTACGGTTAGCGCGACCCATTGGGCGTGATTCCCGACCAGCTTTTTCTAAAATTGATAGATAACCGCCAAGAATAGGAATCAAAGTGACGAAATCTTTAAGACCAAAGCCACCAGTCTTTTGAGAAAGATTGTTTAGTTTTCCTGCCAGAACTCCAACGCCACGAATAACATCAGAGGTGTATGTAGAAAGGCTTTGCATAGCATCGGCTACATCTTGCACATCTGCATCTTTGCCACCAGCCAGAACTAGCGCATCTACCAAACCTTTGCCAATAACTTCCTGAGCGTTGCCAGCGGCTACTGTGAGTACCTGTAGCTGACCAGCATAAGTAGTTAGATAAGCTGCGTTAGAGCCTGAGAATTGCTTAGTAAGTTTAGCTTGCACATCTGCAAAGCTCATAGTCTTAAGCTCGGCTTGAGTCAATCCTAAATTGTATTTACGAAGTCCTCTAGTATTGCCTACATAAGCTTGAGCTAAATCTTGTGTCACCTGAGTTAGCTCACGCCCGCTACCGCGTGAAACGTCTAGGGCAATACCTAAAATTCTTTGCGACTCGCTGAGTGAGCCTGTGGTGGTCAATAGTGCCTGTAGCGCAGGGCGAAGGGAATCATCTGCAATCGCTGACGATGCTTCAAGCTTCTGAATGTAGCGATCTATCTCAGGTTGCTCAAAGGCTAAACCAAGATTCTTAACTGCTGATGCCAAACGAGTAGCAGCTGCTTCATCTTCTACGAAAGCCTTAAGGGATGCCTTGCCAAACGCCACAACCTTAGTGACGGCAAAGACTCCAGCAATCTGCTTGCCTAGTTTGTTGACTGCCTTATCTAAAGAGCTGACTGACTTTCCAGCTTGGTCAAAAGCTTTCTTGCCCTTAAATTCCGCGGCTATGCCAATAGTTATATTGCTCATGCGCGACTCCTAGAGTTAAGTATTCTTGCTGATGCTTCAATGGCTTTAATGACTCCTGCGCGAGCTTTGCCTTCATCCTCTGCGTACGCTTTAAATAATGCGCGACCTGTCATCTTCTGACCGCGCCCTTTTAATTCTCCACCAAGCTTGGGAGTAAAGTTTCCAGTAATGCCAGACTTACGACCTGCAGTTTCATAGATAGCTCCTGCGGCTCCCTTGTTGAAAAGAGAAGCTAGCGCCACCCAGCCGTTACGGTTAGGCTTGCTAGGAGTTGTCTTGTACCCGATACTTCTACGAGCTTCTGCTTGATCGTAATAACGAGTAGCCCATCTGCCTTGAGCATTAGGGCGCTTAAGCCATCCGCTAGGAACATCAGCATTAGAAGGCAAGAATCCTCTAGCATCTTTGACAACAGGCTTAAGAAAGTTAGCAATCTCTTTTGTTGTAGCTTTAGCCAAGTCAGGCTCAAATTTTTTCAAAGCTTTGCGAAGGTTAAGCGCGCCCTTTACCTCGGTTGGCATTGTCGCGCTCCTTTGCTAAGTCCTGTAATACTGCTATGTGTGCCTTGAAAGCCATCGGTGATAGGTTGACTATCGACTCAAACGGAACCCCGTACTCATACGACAACCTTGCTGCGGTATAAGTAACGGAGTTCCGATCTAGTCTAAAGGGTCAGAGTCTAGGACTTCGACCGCCTTTAGCGTTTCTAAGAAACCTTCGCCGAAAGGCTTGACAGTTTCTCCTGAGCGACGGATTGATTCCCAGCAGAGCCAGTAAATATCTGACTGCTTCTGATCCTCTAGTAAGGCTTTGTGAAAGCCTTTCTTGGCATATTGCTCGAAGGCGTATTCAATCAGCGGAGTAATCTCGTACTCTGTTACTGAATTGTCTGCCCTTGTTACCTTTAGCTTTGCCATTCTTTTGCCCCTTTATTTAGATTATGAAGATGTTACTGCAATTGTACCTGATACGTTCCAAGTCACAGACTGTGTCGATAAATCAGCAACGGCGCCATTAACGTCTTGGGTGTTGTTGACTAGGCAAGTCATTGTATAAAGCGGGTTAGTCGCTGATGTAGCTGCTGATGTTTGCTTTACTGTTACTGTTACGTTTGTACCCCATGCTGCTTGAAGGGTTGGAAGAACCTCAGCAGTAGCGGTATCGTTAAGGAAGTCGATTGTGATAGATGAAGCTTCAAGACCCTTAATGAATTTGTGTCCTGAATCGCCCATAGCGGTAACTTCGAGCTCATCGAAGCTACGGTTGATTGTTACTGCGGTTACGTGATCGGATAGGTCAACTGAGTTAACAGTTAAGACTACGCCATTATTTAGAAAAACTGCCATCAGTTATTCCTCATCCTTCTTTGTAG